CGTCGCAGCATTCAAGCCGGAACCAATGCGAACCCCCTCCCCCCCCTTACTGCTACAGATACAGAGACAAAAGCCCGGCTGCATTGCTTGCTATCATGCTCAAAGGTGCGCTGCTCGGACTGTATAAGAAATGACGCGAGCACTATTGCTCCTTAGCTTGTCTAGGTAGCCTTTACAGGGGTGTAGGGGTGAATCTAGGCAATGACTAAGCTGGCTTTCCTGTGGAAGGCTGGGCGTCATTTTTTGTGTCGACAGTATTGACGTATGAAGATTGGGCGTATAGTCCAAGAAAGATGACACAAAAGTACGAGTTGAGTGAAAAGAGGGTAAAAGAGGTGTATGGAGACAAGTTTGAGCACAAGTTGGCCCTGCTTGTGGAGAAGGTTGACTACATCAAGGTCAAAGATAAACGCTGTTTGGCTGGGTTTAAGCGAGTTTACCGGGAAGATCTTCTTGATTCGCTAGAGAAGAAGGTGGGTTTGGCGCAAGATAAGGTCAAGTTGGATGTAAGTCCTGCCAAGTTGGACATACAAGATGAAGTTATCTTCACTGAAGAGGTACAAAACATCTTTCCAAACACAAGATATGTGCGGGTAAAGAGTGGTAAAACGATTTATGTTGGTGGTAAAGGGACAAGTTTGCGACTTGGCCAGAAGATAAACTACAAAGGAACCACTATGTTTCTAGGTAAAGCGCAAAGCTAGGCCCTAGCTTTCCTTTCATCTTCTTCTTATCTTCTTCTTATCTTCTTTCTGTCGCTCCCTTTGGTCGCTCTCGCTTCGCTCGTTAGTTAACCTACTAAAGAAGAAAACCTCACCAGAACCAGAGACCTGAGTGAGCATAAGTAACCCTGTCAAAAGTGACATTAAAAAAGAAAATCTTTTTATGAAGTTACTTAAGCTCACCGCAAGAAGAAGTGACACTCACCGTCACCGTCGCCTTTCGTTTCGCTTTTACCAAGTCACGCGCAGAGGGTACCCGAGTCAACCTACGCTAGTCTTCTTTCGTGGACTACTTGGAAGTATCAGGTTCCCAGCCCCTGAGTTATTAATCCCCCCCGGTTTTCATGCAAGGGGAACCTCTCCTTCACCTGTGGCTCGCCTTACGCGACTATCCAGAGGCTACACGGCAGATCTATTTTGACCTGCGAGGTAAACATAGCTACATAGGAGTCCATGTCAATGACAGAAGAGCAAAAAAATAAGCTGATAGAGAAAATTTTAAGGTTCAAGCTGACGGATCACCCTACCTTACCGAGTCCAGACAGGGAACAGAGGTTGACGATGATCGAGAATGTTGGCCCCGAGAAGGTGATGGAGCTTTTCATCATTAGAGAGAACAGGGCCAAGGCAGAGGCGGAAGATCCGCACAGGTATGGGGCAGACTTGGAACCTTGGAAAGATGCTGATGATCTATTGACTAGGTTTAACGAGGTGGTGGCACTTGGGGGGAACCGGGCAGGCAAAACTGAGTGGGCAGCTAAACGGATGGCACAGGCGTTTGTGGGTGCGGACTTGTCTGGCCATGTCCCGCATTGGGTTAATGAGAGGATCAAGAATAGGGGACTGCGGATCTGGTGCCTGCACACTAGCAGCATGACCAGTATCTCGATGCAGCAAACGGTGTTTTACAAGTACTTACCGAAAGAACTTAAAGGTGCAAAGCGTAACCACAACATCCAGATTAGTTTCACGCAAAAGAATGGGTTTAGCGAGAATACAGCGGTTTACATGCAGAACCAGATTTGGTTTCTGAACTACAAGCAGGACATTAAAGTGGTTGAAGGTGGCGAAGTTGACTTTATTTGGTGCGATGAAATGGTGCCAAAAGACTGGCTGGATACGCTTCGATACCGTCTAGTGACCCGGAACGGCAAGTTGATCGTCACCTTTACCCCGGTACAAGGCTATACCCAGACCGTTAAGGACTACATTAACTCAGCAAAAATTACACATTGGAAAGAGAGTGAACTACTTCCAAATAATAACGTGCTGAGTGTGCCTGCTGGCAACATGCCGTACAAGGCTGAGAACATTTATGGGAGACACGCCTGTATCTGGTTTCATTCTAAGTTGAATCCCTACAACAACTGGGAGCGCATGAAGCAGGAGCTTAAGGGGAGAAGTTCCAATGAGCTTAAGATTCGTGCCTATGGGTGGGCAGATCAGACTGCGGGTACGGAGTTTCCTTACTTTGGCGAGGTAAACATCTTTAAGGGGGATGTCATGGAAGTTGCACCTGAAGGGACAAACTACATGGCTATGGACCCTGCTGGAGCGCGGAATTGGTTTATGTTGTGGGGCAGGGTAGATGAAAATGATATTTTATGGATCTACAGGGAATGGCCTGACCAAAGTTACGGCGAATGGGCGTTGCCAAGCGATAAGCCTGACGGCAGACCCGGCCCTGCACAAAGAAGCGGAGCTGGAAGAGGGGTAAATGAGTATAGTGAACTTATTTGGGGAGTAGAAGCCCAAGGAGATAAGCGTGAAGAGATTGCTGAACGCTATATTGACCCTAGAACTGCCGGGACAGAGACAATTACCAAGGAAGGCGGAATTACAATTGTAGACCTATTTGCCGAGGCTACAGTTCCTCTATACTTGCAGGCATCTGCTGCGGTTCCTGTCGAGGAACGGGTTCTTTTAATTAACGACATGTTGTGCTACGACAGAGAACAGCCGTTGGTTAAAGGACGTAATCATCCTAAAATAATGGTACATGAATCTTGTCAAAACTTGATTTATAGTTTAAGGGAATGGACTGGGGCTGATGGACAGAAAGGTGCCAGCAAAGATCCTATTGATGCTTTGGGGTATCTTGTTGTCATGCAACCCAAGCACTACGGCGGCGAACAATGGGAAAAGCAGATGAGACAAATGTCGAAATGCGGTTCCTATTGAACTTCTTTTATCTATGTATTCAGCTTCTTCTGATCCTCTGGCTATTGCGACAAATGTCCCCGATGTGGGGGATTTGCTAAGTGAATATGGACGCGCAATGGTCAACTCTACTCAGGGGAACCTGACCACCAAGTTTGACGATATCCGCTTTGCGCGTTGGGCTGGACAGAGTGATGACGGGAAAAAGCATAGTAATCTCCGTAATGAAGGTGATCCAGCTTGGCCGTTTGAAGGCGCTAGTGACGTCCGCAATCGCCTGATCGACTCAACTTGTAATGAGTTGTCTTCGCTTTTGGTTACGTCTTTTGAACGCTCGAATATCCGGGCCAACGGGGTTGAACTGAACGACACTTCTATAAGTGGAATTGCAACTACGCTACTTCGCTGGATTCGCGACAATAAGATGCCGCTTGAACTTCGCAGGGAGGCTGAACTTGGCGCACAGTACGCTTTTCAATACGGTTGGACAGCTTTCTTTATTGGCTGGCGACAGAACATCAGCAAGCGTGAGCAGCAGGTTACCATGCAGGAAGTCATGGCTATCGCTGAGCAGAGTGGCAGTCCTACACTCATGCAGTTGCCTGACCTTATCATGCAACAGTCCGAAGAGGCTGCTGCAATTATTCAGGCTGCTGTACCCGGCACCACGGAATCCGAGGCAAAACGGATGGTTAAGGAGCTAGCCGAAACTGGCGTAACAACCCGTGACGAGGAGTATGTCAGCAAAAATTTGCCGGAAATCATTGCGCTCAAACCTTGGGACGAGATTCTTTTCCCGCCTGAAGCAGCAGATTTGCAGCGTTCTCGCGTGATTTTCCGCCGGACTTGGATGTCTGAAGTTGAGATCCGCGAAAAGATTACTACCGAAGGCTGGAACAAGGATTGGGTGGAACTTGCAGTCCAGATGGCAGGCAAGAGCAGTACCGTATACAACACGAACATCCTGCCAAGTACAGAGATGTTGGTTTATAATGGCCTGAACTACCAGAACATGATCGAGGTGGTTTACTGTTATACCAAGAGTTTGGATGGCAAGGCTCCGTGTATTTACTACACTGTTATTTGCCCTCAAGCGGCAGTAGATCATCGTAAGGAAAGGATCTCATATGCGATTCATGAGAGGTTGGATTACGCTCACGGAGAGTATCCGTTTGTGGAGTTTCGTCGCGAGTGCATTCGTCGTGCCATTACTGATTGCCGTGGTGTCCCTGAACTTGCTCACACAGATCAGGACGAGATTAAAGCACAGCACGACTCCATCCGAGATCATACTGCCTTCTCAACCCTCCCCCCCATCAAGGTCGTTAAGAGAATTGGAGCAATCAACAAGGTTGGGCCGGGTGTATCTTTGCCAGTTGTAAATCCAACGGACTACACGTTCATGGACCCCCCAGCTCGCGAGCCAAATGTGGCTTTTGAACTGATTAAACGGGTTGAAGCAAGTCACGCAGCTTACTTTGGGACTGTTAATCAGTTTGTTGCTCCGCAGAAGACTCAACTGTTCCAACTTCTCCAGAGGCCTGTACGCCCGACAAGGCCAGAGATATATCTACACCTACAGCGCCAGCATTACCTGCGGCTTCGACACCGGTAAGGTCTACACTCTTTCCTTGGTAGCTTCCTATTACACCTGCTTCGCCCGCAGCGTTTACCCCAGTCAGGGCAAGTGTGATGACAACGTCTACAACACTACCAACCGAGCCATCAGCTTGCACGCCGGACAAGGCCCGAGATAGCGCCTGCGAAGCTGTAACAGTACCAACACTTCCAGCCGCAGAAACCCCGGTCAGGGTCTTAGATATTTGCTGCGATGCGTCAATTGTTCCCGCATTACCAGAAGCCTGAACCCCTG